GATGATGGACAGGCATTGAAGTTTCCAAGAAATAATTATCAGGTAGATGGTGTTGAATTAGCTTGTTCTAAAATTCCAAATAATATTAAATATGCACAATATGAACTAGCTAGAGCTTTGGCAAATGATACTGATGCTATTACTGGCACTACTGGTAAAGATGGTAATTTTAGTGAAGTAAAGTTGGGAGATTTACAAGTTAAATATAATACTGATAGTCAGGGAACTGGATCTATAAATAATATTTTAGATGTTTATCCTTGGCTACAAAGTTACCTTGGAGCATATATGCTTGGTGGAGCTGGTAGTTTTCAGATGAGGGTGGTTAGAGGATAATGGCAGGTCAATTAGATTCATTATTTAAAAACGTTGCAAAAAGTGTTGTAGCACAATTTGGTGATTCGTTTGATCATAGTATTACTTATACAAAAAAATCATCTCCTAGTTACAACACTTCTACAGGTGTTTTAACAACAACTGATGTAACTTATAATATTAAAGTTCCAATTTCTTTTGTTCGTTCTGAGGAAGAAGCAGCACAAGAGATGAGGGAAGCTAAGTTATATATAACTCCTGATCAGATAGGAGATAATCAGGCAGATTTAGATGATGAAATAACATTAAGTTTTGGTGGGTCAAATAGAGTCGCACAAATAGTTGATATTGATACAAAAAAAGGTGGGCAAGTTTATCTATTTATCCTTCTCGTAAGGTTCTAATGACAATAAGAAATATAAAAAACTTACCTAAAGAATTAGATACAAAAATATCTAAAGATTTTAATGCTCTTATAAGAAAAGTTCATACACAGTTATCTACAAAAAAACGAAGTCCTGTTTATACAGGTTTCTTTGCATCAAGTTGGGTGGCTCAAGGTACTCCTATAAAAGCAACAGATAAAGTAGAAAATTTTAAACCTTGGTCTGGTATAAAAAGACAAGCAACTACTGCATTTCTTGCTGGTACTGGTGGTAATGCACCTCGTAATCCTGTTATTCAACCCAGATTTCCAGTAAAAAGAGCATTTAACTATAAAAGACCAGTATACATTGGTAATAAAGCGGAATATGCTGTTTATGCTTTAGAAGGAGGTAAAGTTCAATTATTTATTCAAGGTTCTTTAGGTAAAATGATAAAAGAAACCATGTCAGATAAAGGAAGATTATTTGTCGGTGGTAGTACCACTGGAGGTTTTGGTTCTTCTCAAACTGGTGTTAAATATACGGAGTTTTCTAAATGACTTTAGTTAATACAAGAGCAGCTTTTGAAAAAGCAGTAACTGATGCTGTTGCAGCAGCAGATAATACAGTAAAAATGGTTTACGATAATGTTCATTTTACAACTCCAGGGAAAAGTACAAAATATATTTTGATGAGTATAGATTTCACACAATCAACATTACAAAATCAAGGTGCAAGTTCAGATTATTATGCTGGTGTAATTCAATGTAATATATATGTTCCCAAATCAAAAGGTACTTCAGTTTTATCTGCTATTTCTGAAGCAGTAATTGATGGTCTTACTTCTGTTAATGCTTCTAATTATACAGATACTTTTAGCTGTACTCCTAGAGTTTTAGACATAAATGGCCCTACTCCTCTTGAAATTGAAGATAGAAGTCATTTTATTGGTGTAATATCTTGCCAATTTTCTGCTAACGCCTAGTATACTAATATAATATTTAATAAATTTATATGGAAGCAATTGAACTTCTCAAAAATAAATTTGGTGTTCAGCAGAAATACCTTTATGAATTAAAAGATGGAGATGAAACTATTTTAGAAATTTATTGGCATCCTTTGACTCTTGCAGAAAGAGAATCAATTATTGGTCAATCAAGAAATGGCTTGGATTCTAGTAATGATGAATTTGCTCTAAATCTTTTAATACAGAAAGCACTTGATAAAGATGGTAAAAGATTATTTCAAGATGGTCATAAAGCTTCTTTAAGAAGAGAAGTAAATGCTTCTACTTTACAAGACATTCAACTTGCAATGTTAAATTCTGGTAGTGAATATAAATTGGAGGAAGCGAAGGCAGATTTAAAAAGCTAAAAATGATTGGTTTTTTTTGTTTTTTTTAGCTACAGAGTTAAAAATGACTATTCGAGAATTAACTAGTAAATTAACGCAGGAAGAGTTAATCAATTGGATAGCTTATTATGAGTTGAAAAGAGATTATGAAGAAAAAGCAATACAAAATGCAAAGGATAAATCACGAGCAAGAAAACCATAAAAGCGGTACACTAAAATAAAGTTTTGTATTTGTTTTGGCTAATTACGGCGTAAATATAAATTTTAAGGTAATTGGTCAATCCAAGTTAGATAGGGCATTAAAAAAAACAGAGCAGTTAGATAAAAAAGTTGATCTTCTTAATAAAAGAGGTATTAAAGGTATTTCAAGTGCTGTAAAAATTTTAAATCAAGAATTAGCTATAAAAAACAAAATATTAAAAGCAGATCAAGCTATTTTAAGTGTTAGGATTAAACAAATAAAAGCAAATAAAGCAAACGCTGCTACACAAACAATCCCAAGAACAGGTGGAGGTGGTGGTGGCAGAGGTGCAATGGGTGGTGCTGGTTTTAATAGTGCAATAATTAGTGGTGTATTTCCTTTGTTATTTGGACAAGGGCCATTTGCTGCTCTTGGTGGTGCTACTGGTGGATTTTTAGGAGGAAGATTTGGTGGTCAAATGGGTGGTTTTGCAGGAGGTTTAGCTGGAACTGCTATCGCTACAGGTATTCAAAGTGCAGTTACTGCTGTTGGTGAATTAGGTCAGGCTATGAATAAATTAAATCCTGATATAACAAAATTAACTGAAAAAATGGGAATATTAGGAACTACAGAACAAAAACGTTTACAGATTATTGAACAAACTGAAGGTAAACAGGCTGCCTTAAATGAAGCATTAGAAATGATGGGAGATAAAATAGGTGATCAAAATGTACAGGAATTAAAAGAATTTGGTGAAACTTTTCAAGACTTAACAAATAGCACTGTCTTATTTTTTACAAGAGTACAAGCAGCCGTTGCAAAGTTGTTAAATCAAAGTTTGGGTAAGATTCAAGAGACTTTTGTAACTCCTGGTAGAACTAGACAATTTATTAAAGAAAATCCTAACGCCCCTGCTTTTAGAAATATTAATCAACAAATCGCTGATCTTGAGGCTCAAAGAAGTGGTGCAGGAAGACAAGATGTCAAAAAAATTACTGATCAGATAAATGCTTTAAAAGCACAAAAAAATGAAATTGCTGAAACTATACTTTTAGAAAAAGATAAAGATCAAATACGAGTAAATACAAATAAATTAATTACTGCTGGTTTAGCAGATTTACAAAAAGAAAATGAATTAAATAAAGCTATTATGGTTGGTAAAGAAGAAGAGTTTTTATTAAATCAAGCTATTGAAGATAAAATTAAAAGTATGGGTTTAATCATGGAAGATTTAAATTCAAAACAATTAGAAAGAATAAAAAATGACGTTACTATTAATCGGAATTTATCAAAACAAGCTGAATTAACAAAGAATTTAGATGATGCGTTTAAGAAGATAAGTGAATCTATTAATAATGATATTAAAAATGGAATTAAAGGACTTATAAAAGGCACATCAACTCTTGGAGATATGCTCAATAATATTGCTGATAAGTTTTTAGATCTAGCTTTAAATCAAGCTTTATTTGGTTCAGCTTTAGGTTCAAAAGGAGAAAAAGGTGGCGGTATTTTAGGTGCTATTGGTTTATTTGCGGATGGTGGAAGACCTCCTGTTAATAGACCCTCGATTGTAGGTGAAAGAGGTGCTGAATTATTTGTTCCTGATAGTGCAGGTACAATAATTCCTAATAATAAATTAGGTGGAATGGGAGCTACAACTAATAATGTTGTAGTAAATGTAGATGCTTCTGGTTCTTCTGTTGAAGGAGATGAACAGCAAGGCAGAGAATTGGGTTTATTAATTTCTTCTGCTATACAATCAGAGTTAATTAAACAAAAAAGACCTGGAGGTTTATTAGAATAATGGCTACTTTCCCAGACATCAAACCGAGTTATAACTCTCAAAAAACTACTAGTTCACAAATAAATATAACTCAATTTAATGATGGTTACCAACATAGAATTAAATTTGGATTAAACACTAGACCTTATGTTTGGAGTTTAACTTTTGATGTCAGTGAATCGGAATCAGATACCATAGAGGGATTTCTTGAGGCCAGATCAGATGATGGTGCTTCTTTTGATTGGCAACCTCCCGGCAGTGCTGTTGCTTATAAATGGATATGCCTTAAATGGACAAAAAGAATACCTTTTTTAAACAGAGCTAGTTTAAATATGACTTTCCAACAAGTATTTGAACCATAATGGCTACTCCTGTATCAGAATTACAAAAGATAAATCCCAGTAGCATAGTTGAGCTTTTTCAACTTGAGTTAAATACAGCTATTCATGGATCTAATACAAAATATTACTTTCATAACGGAACAAATAATAACGAAAATAGCAATATTATTTTTGATAATATTGAATATACAAAAATGCCTATTGAAGCTGATGGCTTTGAATTTAATGGAAAACAATTACCAAGACCACGTTTAACTATATCTAATATTTTAGGAACTTTTACAACGATACTTTTGACTCTACCTCAAGGATTAGAGGGAGCAAAAGTTACAAGAATAAGAACTTTAGAAAGATACATTGATAATACAAACTTTACTGGTGGGCAAATCTTGTTAGAAAATGGGTCAAATCTTTTATTAGAAAATGGAAGTGCGATAGATATGGAATCAGGCTTAAATCCTTTCGGTACACCAGATCCCACTGCTACATTTCCTAATGAAATTTATTATATCGATCGTAAAGTTACTGAAAATAGAGACATAATACAATTTCAACTAACAGCAAGTTTTGATTTAGAAGGAGTAAGATTGCCAAAACGTCAAGTTTTACCAGCAGATTTTCCTGGTGTAGGTACATTTTTTTCATAATGTGGCAAAATGATGCATTAGAACACGCAATAAAAGAAGATCCAAGAGAATCTTGTGGTCTTTTATTGGTTAAAAAAGGGAAAGAAGTATATTTTCCATGTAAAAATTTAGCTTTTGATCCAAAAGATCAATTTATTATTGACGCAGATGATTGGGTTAAAGCAGAAGATGAAGGAGAAATAATCGCTGTTGTACACAGTCACCCTGTAACAAGTCCTAATCCAAGCGAAGCTGATAAAGTAGCGTGTGAAAAGTCAAATTTAAAATGGTGGATTATTCAACCAAATCTCAAACAATGGGGTTATTGTGAGCCTTGCGGATACAAAGCTCCATTAATCGGTAGGCAATGGGTTTGGGGTGTTACTGATTGTTGGAGTTTGTGTAGAGATTGGTATAAAGAAGAATTAAAGATAGAACTTATAGACTGGATAAGACCACACTCGTCAGAGGAGTTCATAAAAAATCCAATGTTTGTAGATTGTTTTGCTAAAACAGGTTTTAGAGAATTATCACCAGAAGAAGATTTAAGATATGGAGATTTATTATTAATGTCAATATGTAGTAGCGGATTAAATCATATTGGTGTTTACTTAGGACAGCAGACAGTTCTGCATCATTTACAAAATAGATTATCTAGTCGTGATCTATTAGATGAATGGCTGTTAAAATGTATAGGTAAAAGGATTCGTTATGCTGCGTAAAATAAAGCTATACGGAGAACTTGCAAAGTTTGTAGGTCAAAAGACTTTTGAAGCTGAAGTCCATAGTGCTGCTCAAGCTATAAGATTTTTAGTGGTCAACTTTCCACAGTTAGAAAAACATATGGCAGATAGATATTATAAAGTTGCTGTTGATAATTGGGAATTAGAGGAAAAAGAATTACATTATCCAAATGGACAAGAAGATATAAAAATTATTCCCTTAGTTGGTGGTGCTGGAGGTAGAGGTGTGGGTAGATTTATTGTTGGAGCAGTATTAATTGGTGCTGCGATTGCTTTCCCTGGAGCTTCTTTAGGATTTGGTGGATTTACAAAGGTTGCTGGATATAGTGCGTTTCAGGCCACTATTGGAAACATTGGTATTGCTTTGGCTCTGACAGGTCTTTCAGAAATGCTTACTCCTGTTCAAACAATTCCAGAAAGAGAGCAAGATCCTCGTTTGTCTTTTAATTTTAGTGGTATTCAAAATACGAGTCGTGCTGGAGTTGCTGTGCCTGTAATCTATGGAACTACAATGGTTGGATCGGTAGTAATATCGGCTGGTATTGAAACTGCACAGGTGGAAGTATGAGTAAAGTTATAGGTTCTGGCGGAGGCGGTGGAAAAGGTGGTGGAGGCGGAGGTGGTACTCCTACCGAAGCTAAAGATAATCTTGATTCAAAACAATTTGCAAAAGTATTAGACCTTATAGGAGAAGGAGAAATAGGTGGTCTAGTAGATGGTGCAAAATCTATATTTTTAAATAACACACCGTTACAAGCTGCTGATAATTCTTTTAATTTTAAAGATGTAACTTTTGAAACTAGAACTGGTACTTCTAATCAGACAAACATTCCAATAACAAAAAATGTAGAAACTACAAAATCTACAGGCTTTTCTACTGTTCCACAAGCTAGTCCTAAAGTTATTCAAATAACAGATTCTACTGTGGATGCAGTTTCATTAACGATTACTGTTCCTTCATTACAACAATTAAGTGATGAAGGAGATATCTTTGGAGCAGAAATTCAATTAGAAATAGCTGTTCAATATTCTGGAGGTTCGTATAATAATGTAGTTACTGGTAATGCAGGAAAAATCACTGGTAGAACACCTGACACTTACCAAAGAGATTATTTAATAAACTTAAGCGGTGCTTTTCCTGTAAATATTAAAGTTACAAGAGTAACTGCTGATAGTACCTCTAGTAAATTAAGTAATGAATTTCAATTTAATAGTTATGTAGAGATTAAATACGATCAAAGAACATATCCGAACAGTGCTTTAGTGGGTTTAAAAATTGACGCAGAACAATTTACATCTATTCCTCAAAGAAAATATTTAGTAAAAGGTATAAAAGTAAAAATTCCTCATAATGCGACAGTGAGATCAGACGGCAGTTTATCTTATACTGGAATATTTAATGGAACGCTTGGTGCTGCTCAATATACTAACGATCCTGCTTGGTGTTTATTTGATCTTTTAACTTCTTCTAGGTATGGACTAGGTGCTCATTTAGAAGAGTCAGAGTTAGATAAATTTAGTTTTTATGCTGCATCAGTTTATTGTTCTGCACAAATAGATGATGGAACTGGTACTGGTAATACAGAACCTAGATTTAGTTGTAATGTATCTCTACAAAATCAACAAGAGGCGTATAACGTAATAAATCAAATGTGTTCTGTCTTTAGAGCGATGCCTTTTTATGAAGCTGGTAATCTAACTATTACTCAGGATTCTCCAAAAGATACGAGTTATGTTTTTACTCTTGCAAATGTTTTAGAACCTGGTTTTACTTATTCAAATACCACTCAAAAAGCAAGACCAACTGTAGTAGTCGCTAAATATTTAGATTTAGATTTACGGGATATAAATTATGAAGAAGTTATTGATACTGCAAACCAAGCACGTTATGGCTCAATAGTTAAAAATATTAATGCTTTTGCCTGTACAAGCAGAGGGCAAGCAAATCGCTTGGCAAAGTGGTTACTCTACATGGCAAATGTAGAGCGTGAAGTAGTGACATTTACCACATCAGTTGATGCAGGAGTTATCGTACGCCCTGGTCAGGTCATAGAAATAGCTGATCCTGTAAAAAGTGGAGAAAGAAGAGGAGGTCGTATTCAAGCTGCTACTACAAACTCTGTAACAGTAGATGATACAACGGATTTAGTTTTTTCAGTTGGATCTACTTTATCTGCAATATTACCTGATGGTAGCGTTGAAAAGAAAACAGTTTCATTAATCTCAGGTAATGTTGTTAGTTTAGGTCAGCATTTTTCAAGTGCTCCTAATCCAAATAGCGTTTGGATTTATGAGACAACAAGTATTGTTACAAGCACATGGAGAGTTTTAGAAGTCAAAGAATCAGATAGATCAAATTATATAGTAACAGCTAGTGAATATAACGCTGGAAAATATAATCACATTGAAAGTGGAATAGCCTTAACACAAAGAGATATTACTAATTTAGATATAGCTCCTGCTGCTCCAACTGGTATTACAGCAGAAGAAGTTATTTATGAGAATACTGGTATTGCAAGAGTAAAAATTATTGTAAGTTGGACAACATCTACTGACAATGTTTATGTTCGATGGAGATACCAACAGGGTAACTATACTTCTCGTTCTGTTGAAGGTGCAAAAAGTTATGAAATATTAGATACGATTGCCGGTAATTATACGATTGAAGTTTATAGCGTTAGTGCCTCTGGTCTACGATCTACAACACCCAATGCATTAAATCCATTTGTAGCTGTAGGAAAAACTGCACTTCCATCAAACGTAAGCGGTGTGAGCCTACTGCCAATAGATGAATCAAGTGCAATATTAAGTTGGAACAGAGCTACAGAACTTGATGTTTTGTTAGGAGGAAAAACCCTTATCAGACATTCTAGTAAAACAACAGGCGCACAATGGCAAAATGCACAATCAATCGTTGCTAGTGCTGCTGGAAATCAGACACAAAAAATAGTTCCCTTACTTGCTGGAACATATCTTATAAAATTTGAGGATGATGGTGGAAGAGAATCACCATCTCCTGGTTCTACTGATTCGTCTTGGAATAATACAAGAGTAACTACAACTCTTCCTGCACCAACACAAAGACTTGTTGTTGCTTCTGTTGATGAGCATACTCCTAACTTTACTGGATCAAAAACAAATACTGTATATGACTCTGGTTTAGATGCACTAAAACTTGCAGTTACAAATAATGCAACTGCTTCTAATGGTGAGTATATTTTTTCAAATTCAGTAGACTTAACACAGCCTTATGATGTCAACATCAAGAAAATATTAGAAGGAGATAGTTTTTACACAGCTACTTTATGGGATTCAAGAACTGATCTTATAGATACATGGGGTTCAATTGATACTATTGGTTCTGCTAATGCTAATGCAACAAAAGCTGATGCAAAAGTATATATAAGATCAACTAATGATAACCCATCTGGATCGCCTACCTGGAGTGCTTACAAAGAGTTTAGTAATGTCTTAATAACAGGTAGAGCATTTGAATTTAAAGCAATATTAACAAGTAGTGACACAACTCAGAATATAGCTGTTACAAAATTAGGAGCTACACTAGAATTACAAGGAAGAGTAGAAAGTATCTCGACACCTGTTACTACAGGATCGTCACAATATACTGTTTCTTTCACTAATCCATTTAAACAAGCTCCAACTGTAGTAGTGACTCCAACAAACCAACAATCTGGAGATTTCCACGAACTTGCTAATATAAGTAGGACAGGATTTCAAGTCACATTTAAAAATGGTAGTTCAGCAGTTGCGAGGTCTTTTGTATGGGCTGCATCAGGTTTTGGTAAGGAGGTAACATAATATGAGTAATACGCATGATTATAATATTGCAGACCAAGTAGGAGCTTCTTTTAGAGCAGATTTAAACACTTGTCTTGGAGATATTCAATCATTAAATAGTGGTTCAGGTGATCCTTCTACAACTGTTGCTTACAAAATATGGGCAGATACAGCAAATAATTTATTAAAAATAAGAAATAGCTCAAATAATGGTTGGTTAACACTTGGAGATTTAACTGATGCTAATAATTTAGGACTTGCAACTAAAGCATCTCCTACTTTTACAGGCACAGTAACTTCTTCTGGTGATCTTGTTTTATCAGGCACAGGTTCTTTGCAATTACCATCAGGAACTACTGCCCAGCGACCAACTCCTGCTACTGGAGATATAAGATTCAATACGACTCTTACTCAATTTGAAGGGTACAACGGATCTGCGTGGGGAGAAATTGCAAATGGAGTTCCAGCAGGATCAGTATTTTCTTTTGCTACTACTACTCCTCCTTCGGGTTATTTAGAATGTAATGGTGCTGCCGTTAGTAGATCAACTTATGCAAGTTTATTTAGTGCAATATCAACAACATGGGGTGTAGGAGATGGCTCTTCTACATTTAACTTGCCTGATTTAAGAGGACAATTTGTGAGAGGTTGGGATAATAATGCTGGTGTTGATAGTGGCAGATCGTTTGCTTCTAGTCAAACAGATCAAAACAAGCAGCACACTCACTCTGTTACTGATCCCGGTCACCAACACAATACAAGTGTTACTAATTCAGACCTATTCCCTGCTACTGGAGCAAAAACTATTAACTTTGGTGGTGCTGGTGGTTATCCAGCAACTACTTTTACCATGAGTGATGCCACAACAGGAATATCTCTTGCCAATCAGGGTGGTACTGAGGTTCGTGTTAAAAACTATGCTCTAATGTATGTAATTAAATTTTAATTATGACAAACAAAAAAATATCAGAATTTACAGAACTTACCGCACCAGCTAGTACTGATGTGTTGCCAATAATTGATGTAAGTGGTGGTGGTACTGGATCAAACAATAAAATTACATACGCTAATTTACTAAGCAAAGCACCTGATGGATCTGCTTCTGCTCCATCGTTTAGTTTTAATTCAGATACAAACTCTGGAATAAGCGGAGGATCAGATACTTTAACATTTAGTACTGGCGGTGTGGGCAGAATGTCTATCAGTTCTGCTGGTCTTGTAAATATTCCCGGTGACTTAACAGTTGGTGGAACGACAACTACGATTAACACTACAAATCTTGATGTTGAAGATAAAAATATCACTCTTGGAAAAGTCTCTACACCATCTGATACGACTGCTGATGGCGGTGGATTGACGTTAAAAGGAGCTACAGATAAGACATTTAATTGGGTAAATGCCACAGATTCATGGACAAGTAGTGAACATATTTCTGTTTCTGGTCAAAAAGAATTTAGATATTTAGATTCTGATTCATCACATTATGTAGGTTTTAAATCCGCAGCTTCAGTTACATCGAATGTAGTTTGGACTTTACCTTCTGCTGATTCTTCTGTAAGTGGATATGTCTTATCCAGTAATGCTTCTGGAGTTCTTAGTTGGGTAGCACCTGGTCAAAATGCAGACCCTAATTTTACAGGTACATTAACTCTTACTGATGATGGCAATATTAGAGGATTTGCCTCTACTCATGCTACATATACTGGCTCTGTAAAAACATTTACTGTTACTGTTGCAAGTAAAACAGCAGCCCATAGATATAACGGAAGTGGATCTGGTAACGGATATAAAATTGATGGTAAAGAAGCACCATTCTTAACTCTTACTCCAGGTCGTACTTATAAGTTTGATCAATCAGATAGTAGTAATAGTGGACACCCTCTTCGTTTTTATCTTGAATCAAATAAAACTACAGCATATACAACAAACGTAACAACAAGTGGAACTCCTGGTTCTAGTGGTGCATATACGCAAATTGTTATAGCAGATACGACACCGATGGTAATTCATTACCAATGTTCATCTCATGCTTTGATGGGTAACGCTGTACAGACAAACTCTGCAACGGCTACAGGAACTTTGTTATCTAGCTTGAGTGTTAGTGGAAATATGGATGTTACTGGCACATTTACTGTTAGTGACAATATTTTGATGACAGGCACAGGAGCTATTGATATTGCCTCTGGTACAACTGCACAAAGGCCAGGATCTCCCTCTGCTGGTATGTTTAGATTTAATAGTCAGACATCAGAATTTGAAGGATATGATGGTAGTGCTTGGGGTGAGATCGGTGGGTCAGCAGCTACAGGAACAGCAGATTTATTAGATATTGCATCATCTTCTGGAACAGGTGGTGGGTCAGCTACATTTAATGGATCTGCTTATAGATTTAAGTTAGTTACTAAGGGAACAAGTACAGCAGTAACACCTACTAATGCAGAGATTTTACGAGTTTCAATAAATGGTGTAATGCAACAACCTAATGATGGAACTGGACAGGGAGATATGACAGATGGATATGTTGTTAGTGGTACAGATATTATCTTTGATGCTGCTCCTCCTAGTGGTGCTACATATTTCATTATTAATATGGGAGCTACGATTGCGATTGGAACTCCAGGAGACAACACAGTAACGAGTGCAAAGATAGTTGATGGAACTATTGTTGGAACGGATCTAGCTACTAATGTTGACTTTGTTGACAACCAAAAGATTAGATTTGGAACTGGAAATGATCTATCCATTTACCATAATGGAACGGAATCTTTAATCCAACATACTGGAGCTGGTGTTTTAAAAATTGAAGGTAATGGTGCTAATAATGTATTTTTAAGAGCTAAAACTGCTGAAAACTCTGTAACGTGTATTCCAGATGGTGGTGTAGAACTATTTCACAATAACATTAAAAAGCTTGAGATAACTGCTGCTGGAGCTACAGTTACAGGCACATTAACAGCAACAGCTTATGCTGGAGATGGATCGGGTCTTACAGGAGTTTCATCACAAGTTGCTGATGGTTGTATAACAGAAAATTCGCTAACAATTTCAAATAATTATACTATGACTACAAATAAGTCAGGAGTTAGTGCAGGGGATATAATAATTGCAAGTGGGGTAACAGTTACCATTCCGTCTGGTTCACGTTATGTTATTGTCTAGGAGGTAAAATTATGCCAATAGTATTAAACGGAAACGGAACAATTACAGGGTTATCTCAATTACCTGATTCTGCGATGGCATCAGGATCTATTATTCAAGTTACATCAAACAATATCACAAGTCCAAGCTCAGTTACTTTTAATTTAACTGCACCTACAACAACAGTAATGACGCATACAATTACCTCTACAGTTGCTAATTCTAAGTTTTTAATATCAGCCATGATAAATGGAGAACTAGATATAGCTGATTGGATTCTTACTTGGCAACTTAAAAGAACTATTGGTGGTACGGCTACACTTATAAACGTAGGCGATGCAAATGGCTCAAATCCTAGAGGAACTATAATGAATAGCATGAGTTATGTAGGCTCTTCTACAGACACAGATAACACACCATCATCAAATGCTTTTCCACCTTATTTAGATTCTCCTAATCAAAGTGCTGGAACTGCTATTACTTATGGGTTTTTCCCAATAAGAACTGATGGTATAAATACAAACATGACTTATTATTATGGCAGATGTGCTGGTAGTTATGATTCTAGTCATGCTTATAAAGAAGTTCTACCAAACTACGTCACGATTATGGAAATAGCACCATGAGTAGATTAATAACAAACGCAATACGATCCACTTCTGCTTCAGCAGATGCGATAACTTTTGATAACTCAGGTAAACCAGCTTTTCCTAATGGCGGTGCAGGTGTAATTCTTCAAGTAAAACAAGCAGTAAAAACTGATACAGCTAGTCAAGGTGACACAAGTAATTCTTATGTTGATATTTCTGGATTGAGTGAAACTATAACTACTACAGGATCAAATAAGGTTTTTATTTCTTTTAATATAAATGGAGGTACTTTGGGGGGATATGCTTTTTTTGTACGAATTGCTAGGGTAACAAGCGGTACTACAACAGGGTTATGCGTTGGAGATGCTGCTGGTAATAGAGTTAGATGTACAACTGGAGGAAATTCTAACCATGCTGGTTGGGAATCTTTTTATCAGTCAGCAGAATTTTTAGATAGTCCTTCTGCTGGTACTCATACATATAAGATACAATGGTCAACTGGTACACCAGTTAGTCATACTCCAACTATGTATATTAATAGATC